GGGGAGTTAGTTGGTATCGAATTATAGGAAAAAGATCCAGCCAATTTTCACCTATATCTTTATAATAAAATTAATGGCTATTGATGGAGGCATAATCCCGAATGCAGTTCCACTACCTGTGTTAGAATTTGTAACTGAATGAGTATGTGTGGCACTTTGAGTTCCAAATGTAGTTGAATGAGTATGACCAACAGAATTACCACCTGTTAATGGTGTTCCCGAACTGCTAGCAGTGGTTGAATCTATAATACCAACTTGTAAACCAGTAGTTCCTATAGGCTTATTGTAACTGTGCGTATGATTAACACTATGGCCACCGCTTGTACCTGTGTGAGTATGATTAGCACTTTGTGTTCCAACTGTAGCGGTATGGGTATGTGGTGGAAGATTTGTTTCTGCTAATGTTACTGTCTCTGCACCAATATTCGCCCCTAAAGTTCTAGCAGTAAGCGATGTGCCTGTTCCAGCACCTATGGGTAATCGCCCTCTCATATCTGGTAATGCAAATGTGGTGTTGGAATTACCAGCCCCATATGTGGTTCCAATAACTTTGAATAAATCGCCATAAGTCTTTCTACTGACAGCACTTCCGTCACATATAAGCCACCCATTTGGAGCAGTAGAACCAGCAAACATTTGAATAATACCAGACGATATAGTAGTCTCTTGAACTGCTTGAAACGCAGAACCTTTTGGAGAATTGCTTGGTATCATGCCATAGCTAAACGCTCCAGCCATTAATAACTTCCCCCCATTACACAAACTTGCAATGCAGTAGTACTAGCAGTAGTAGTAACACTAACAGAGGCAAAAAGTTTAAATGTAGATGGCAAAACAAGAGGATTGGCAAAAGTCAATGTGGTAGTAAATCCAGCAACAGTAGTTGAAGGAGTTACAGCGGTCACAAGTATTTCTGTAAACAAATAAGCTGTAGTACCATCATGTACCCATATGCCTACGATATTACCAGCGGTAGGTGCTGTAAAAGCGGTAGAGCAAGCATTGACTTGAATAGCATCAATTCTTAGCCCATTAGTAGAAGTGGGTACAACCTCTACTATATTTGCTGCTGCAAGACTAGCTGTTACTGTTGGACCTCTAGTTGTACACGCTGTTTGTGCTGCAAGTGTTTTTGCAACAAAGTATGGAGCTTGAGGAAAAATAGGTGTTGATGTAACTGGCATTATAAACCTCCAAAGTTGTTAGCTAAGAAAACATTGCTTGCTGCTGATGGGGCGGTTGACCAAGACAATACGCCAGAACCACTAGTGATTATTACTCCACCATTAGCACCATCTGTTGTTGGCAAAGTCCATATTACACTATTTGCTATATTGTCGCCAGCTTTGAATCCTACATAAGTTGTTCCATTTGCTGCCAGTTCATAAAATCTTAATTCGCTTGTGTTGCCAGCAGAAGTATTAAAAGGAGTTAAATTTAAAGATCTTGCTAAATATAGTGCGTAGTTAGTATCTACATAAAGAAGATTAGTTCCACCAAAGTTTTGTACTGTAAATAAATTTGCTGATGGAGAAGAAGATCCTTGGATAGCTATGCCAACTCCAGTCGAAACCTTTACTGTTGTGCCATCAAAAGTAAAGCTGGAAGATCCAGCAGCAGCATTGCTTCCATCTTTATAAACAACTTGATTTGCAGATCCAGCCACTGGGCCAGTTAAACCTTGGTTTCCTTGATTTCCTTGTGAGCCTTGATTTCCTGTTCCAGTTACTCCTTGGAAACCTTGGTTTCCTTGTCTTTGAAATCCTTGATCGCCCTGATGACCTTGAAAACCTTGTCTGCCTTGAAAACCCTGTTCTCCTTGCCACCCTTGATCGCCCTGATGACCTTGAAAACCCTGTCTTCCTTGAAATCCTTGATCTCCTTGTGAGCCTTGATTGCCTTGATGGCCTTGAAATCCTTGTGTACCTGTTCCAGTTGAACCTTGTAAACCTTGCGATCCCTGTGAGCCATAACCTTGTGCTCCTTGTTGACCCTGCTGGCCTTGCTCACCTTGCAAACCATAGCCTTGAGCACCCTGTTCACCTTGTGATCCTTGTGAACCATAACCCTGCAATCCTTGTAAGCCTTGTAATCCCTGCGAACCAACTTGGCCTTGGCTACCTTGAAAACCTTGTTGACCCACTGAACCTTGTGACCCTTGAAATCCTTGCAATCCTCTTGATCCTTGTGCTCCTATTGCTCCCTGATCCCCCTGCTCTCCTGATCCTGATGGCATTGGAGTTGTAATTACACATGAACACTCTCCAGTATCGCCCTTAATACCTTGTCTACCTTGATTGCCTTCAAACCCTTGCCTTCCTTGACTTCCTTGAAAACCATCATATCCTTGATAACCTTGAAAGCCTTGAACACCCTGATTTCCTTGTTCTCCTTGATATCCTCTTGCCCCAGTTAAACCTTGTTGACCTTGTTCGCCCTGATCTCCTTGTGGCCCTCTAATCTGCCCAATATTTTTCCAATAGATCGGAGAAATGTCAGTATGTATTAAACCATCGCCAATAGCAGCAACTCGACCACTTGGATCAGGACATGGATATGTTGCAGTGCCTTGACTTACATCTGTTAATACCCAAACATCATGCAAGATGGCCCCAACAGTTTCATCGTTGAATACATTTTGCCAACTGTCAGAACCTATGATTACAGAACCATATCCTACATCACCTTGATAACCTTGATCTCCCTGATTTCCTTGATACCCCTGATTTCCGCTATAACCTTGTTCGCCTTGTTCACCTAATCCTTGATAGCCTTGATCGCCCTGTTCTCCTTTATTTCCTTGATCTCCCTGACTACCATTTGATCCTTGGCTACCTTGATTTCCAGTAGTTCCAACAACGCCTTGATGCCCTTGAAATCCTTGTGATCCAAAAGTACCTTGACTTCCTTGATCACCAACATCTCCTTTTAATCCTTGAAATCCCTGATCGCCTTGATTTCCCTGATCTCCTTGGTAGCCTTGATTGCCCTGATTCCCTTGATCTCCATAAACACCTTGATTTCCTTGATCTCCCTGATCTCCATAAACACCTTGATTCCCTTGTCTTCCTTGATTGCCTTGATCGCCCTGATAACCTTGATCTCCTTGATATCCCTGATCACCTTGCGAGCCTTCATCTCCTTGACTTCCTTGTTGACCTTGTGATCCTTGGTCACCTTGATCTCCTTGATTTCCTTGGTCGCCTTGGTGTCCTTGTCTTCCTTGAAAACCTTGAAAACCCTGTTCTCCTTGAGTGCTTTGAAAACCTTGATTTCCTTGATTTCCTTGATCTCCTTGAGAACCTTGTGCCCCTGGAACGCCTATAGATATCCAACCAGTATTATTGTATACCCATGACCTTTCGCCAAATGTGTATATATCACCTAATTCTGGATCGTCAGGAAAATTTATTGGCATATCGTATGTCCTAAGTTTTTATTATGTAGTTCAATGCCATACTTGGCTGCATATTGTTATGTGGATTATCACCACCAGTATTGTTTTTATTTTCTATAACTGGAGTAAATGTATGTGTATGGTCTAAGTTTGGAGAGTTATTAGTATAAACATCCCAACCAGCTTTTTCATTTCCTCGAACTATAAGCCTATCTAAATAACCACCACCAAGATTAGCAAATCCATTTGCCCCTGTTCCCAATCCTGCTCCAGCAGCTATTAATTGACTATGATTATGTACTTGATTATTAGACATATAGCCAGTATTACCACCATTGCTACCATATACAATATTAGGATGACTATGTGATGGTATTTGACTAGCATTTAAAGTAATAGTTTCTGCCCCTACTGTAACAGACAATCCTCTATTTGTTAAGCCACTTCCTTGCCCAACACCAATTATTGTTCTGCCTCTTAAGTCTGGTACTCCAAATGTAGTGCCATTTCCTGCACTATATGTTGTTCCAATTACAGCAAATAATGCAGAATAAGTAACTCTAGAATAAGTGTTTGTACCATCACACAACAACCATCCAGCAGGAGCAGTGCTACCAGCGA